AGATACCCGAGACAAACTCATCTTCGTTAAGCGTGGCGCTGAATGTCGTGGTTGCCGCGCTGGCGCTTGTGATCGTAAAACTGTCGCCAGAGACAAACGTCCAGGCGTAGGTGTACGGGGCCGTTCCACCCGAGGGCGTCACAGTTGTAGATGCCGTTGTCAGCGTTGCGGCTGTGCCGGTCTTGCTCAATGTGCTGGGCGAGGCGCTCGCGGTCATTGCAATGCGCGTGATCTCTACCGAGACGATTGCGGTTTTCGTGGCTGCTACCGCATCGGTCACCGTGCAAGTAAATACGGCGCTATAGGTCGAGCCGCTCGCAAGGCTTGAGCCGGTAAAGGTGGTCGTGGCAGAGGAAGCAGAGTCCGCCGCAATTGATGTCGAGCCGCTAGTGCGAACCCATGAGTAGGTATAGCCTGGCGTGCCCCCCGCAGCCGTGACAGTCACAGAGGCCGTGGTAATCGACGTGCCGGTGTCTGTCTTGCTGACAGACGATGGGGCGACGGTAGCGGTCAGCGAGCCGGGGAGAGAGTCGGCCGCAGCGGCTACGCCATTGGTTGCTGGCTCGGTGGTTGAGGTGTTGCCAGCGTCCGTCCGCACGCGCACCCAGTAGTACCGGGTCGTTGTGTCGTTCTTCGGGATGAACACCGACGTTGCCACGCCCGACCAAATGCGGACAGCCGATGAGAATGGCGTAATCGAGGTGTGCTCGTAGACTTCATAAACCGAGCCGGTAGGCAGTACAGCCGGGGCCGTCCACGAAAGGTTAAACCCGCTCGCTAGATTCTTGGCCGTGAGGCCAGAGGGCGGGGCTGGGATATAGGTTGATGGCGTCGGGGTGCTAACTGATGTTGGGGTTTCGTAATCGCCCACAACCGGATCGCTCCAGTCGCTCGAGTCTTCCTCGCGCACGACCAACTCGACGAACCCAGCCGGGTTGAACTGCCACGATTCGCAGCGGACGTACTTGTTTGTCCAGCCTAACTCTGCAATCGTGATCTGCCCGACATCGAACGGGCGAATCTTGTAGGCCGACATTCCCGCGCGGATCGTTGCCACCGTGCCATTGCGGCTGCGGCGCGAAAGCAGGATGGCATGACGCTGCGCCTCGTACTCGTTGGTGCAGGCTGCGAAGTCAACATCTAGCCATGCCTGCTCGCCGTCGGCGCTCACGTATGACGTGTTAATAACCGGCTGGAATTCCATCTCCTGCCAGTTCTTGTCGCCGTTTATAAACTTACCGCGCACCGAGTTATATCGCTCGTTATACGCAAACGCCGTCGTCACGCTCAGTCCGTTGTCCACCAAGTCCGACTCATCGAGCGTGAACGATGACGACTGCCACGCGCCAGCAAACATCCGCCACAGACCGCCAGAGTAGTAACACACGCCCGACATTGCGTCGGCTAGTTTGCTGATGTTGTCCTCGAAGCGATCCGTTGCACTCAAGATAACGTTGCACGTATACCGTTTCTGCGTAGCCGGGCCGGGTATGTTTACGAGTTCGTCGCAGATGTCCGCAGCGTCAGCGACCAGCACCCAGTCGATGCGGTCGGTATCCTCGCCAAGCCCGAGCCGTGTAGAAATCAGATAGTCGGCAAGGCAGAGCGCAGGGTTAGACGAATAGGTAAACGTGGACGGATCATCAAGACGCTGCGAGCCAACGCCGCCCGGCTGCGTGGAATCCAGACGCGGGTCATAGACTCGCTTGCCTTCCACGAGCGCGGTCACTTCCGGCTTGCCGGTCTTGTACACCGTCTCATCAAATTGGTACGTCAGCGCGATATAGCCAACCTCGCGGCCACGGTGGCCCGAAGTCCACTCGGTGAATGCTGTATTCAGTTTGTAGTCAGCCGTCTGCTCATTGGTTCCGCGATACGCGCGCACCCATGCTTTATTGCTCCACGCGCCGCTCGTAACCTTTCCATCGTCATCCGATCCGGTGATCGCCGTGATGGTGCCGATGGCCGTGCGATTGAAATAGATTTGGCCGATGCTGTTAAGTTCGTGTCCAGACAGCGCAAGGGCTTGATGCAGGAATTCGTTATTCGTTCCGGATACCAGCGGCGGTATGACATTCATTCCGGAAATGAGCATTTCGCCATAGATAATGCGGCGACTTTCAACCGTGCCGGAATACTCAACATCCTGTTTTGGCATTGCTGTACGCAGACGTGGCGTCAATGCCTTGCTGATTGCCGTAGTCGCTGCGAGCGTCAAAACTGTTTTGATTACGGTAGCGGCCACTTTGTTGGCGCTGAACCAAAGCGCGACGCCTTTCGCCGCCGTCATAATTGCTGCGCCCATTACCAGACCCCCATAACCGAAGCCTTCGGCAATGTCACCGGGCCATTCTGCCCAAGCGCAGCGACAGCGCGGCCCGTGCAGATGCCGAGCATCTCACGCCCTTCGTTCTCTACCAGCACGACATCGCCGCGCATTGGCCGAGTGCGCCGCATCTCGCCGAGGTACTCGCAGACCGCAGGGCTGATGCCGCCCTGCGATTCGATGTACTCGAGCGCGCTTGCCTCATCGTGATAACGCGCGGCGAGTGCTTCGGCGTGGTGCGTGTCGTGCATCGCATCGTGGACACGCGCGGCAAAGAGGCAGCAGTCATCCACGCCCCACGCAAACGCGCGGCCCTCGTGCGCCTCGATGGTTTCCCACATTTTATCGAGCCAGTCTGCGCGTTTCATTTTTTCGCCGGTTGTCCACCAGTGCCACGGCCGCTGCCGTCGGCGCCTGGAAATCCGCCGCCGTAGGCTGCGTCACGATTGCCCCACTGAGACACAAAGCCGGGAATCGCATAGGTGAGGTCGAAGAACTGATCACCGGGGAAGATCACCTGTTGATCTTCGTCCGTGTACCGCCCGATGCGCGGCTCACGCCGCAGGCGGTACTCACACGTCAACTTGATCTCTGCCACGTTCTTGGCAATGTTGAGCGACATTTGATTCATGCGCCCTTCCCAGACGACTTCCGGAGTGTCTACGAATGTCCTGTCTGTCTCGTTCAAGAATCCCAAGTAAATGACGACCGCGCGATTCTGGTAGTTCTCGGTCATCGTGGTGGACACAAGCGAGGCATCAACACCTGAAAGCGTTAGGGTTATAGCACGCGCGATAACCTCAATGCTTTCGTCAACAATGTCGATCCCGCCAAACTGCCCGATCCCGTAGAAGGTTTCGGCTGCGGCCTCAAGGGAGATATTCTCGGGCACTTCCGTTTGCAGATTGTCGCCGTCTTCCATGCGGAGCAGTCCGGCAAAGGTGATCTCCCCGACGCCATCGTGGACGCGGACAATGCCAGAGCCGAAGTCCAGTTCGGCAAGTACCACCATGCAGACCGATGCTTTTTCGGCCTCTGCGGCATTGTCACCGCTTACGATTCTGCTCACGCAATGTCCTCAATCAGTGACATCTCAACATCGCTGATGATGCCAGGGCGGGTCGCCCACGACACCCGCTCATCTGCAAGCATAAACCGCCCCATGGGGTTACGGAAAACCACCGGAGCATTGTCAGCCGGGGAGGTTCGCAGCGTCGGCTCAAACATGAGGTAGCCCTGTCCCGAGCCGTTAGAGTTAAGGTCAGCCGTCAGCCGCTTTAGTTCGCCATTGATCTCGACCCAATCGCCCGCCAGTGCTAGGCCGTTGGTGGAAGTCGGCAGGCCGTCGATGTTCAGCCCTCCGCCGACTTGACTAGCGCCGTTGACTAGCCCGCACCGGGCGACCGACCCATAGGTCAGAAATTGGAAGTCATTGGCCGCGCGTCCCGAAATATAGTCGTAAAACGAAACGTGGGACGACGTGCCGGACGCTGTGAAGGTTTCAACGTACTTACCAGCCTCGGTGCGGGTAGTGCCAGAGAGCAGCCCAGATGCGCCCTGCGACGTGCCAGCCATAGCCGCCGCGCGCACGTTACCCTTGCCAGCGCCGAGCACGAAGCGCACGGCATACGGGGCGGAGGTTACCGTGGTGAGGGCGGATTGGTAAGCGTAGCGGTCACCAGTCACACCCGTGCGGGTAAGCCGCAGCCCGAAGTGTGAGTCCGCCGACAGCGCCAACTCGGCATCGCTTGAGGCCCACCCGGTCGTGTTGGTCACGGCGGCGTTGTTGGTCAGCAGTTCGGCATTGCTGAACGATCCCGCAAACGCGCCAGCCGGGTCGGAGAGGTGAAGCCGGTTGGCCCGACCGCGCAGCGCGGCAATGAGGGACAGCAGCCGCCGACGCTTGGCGGCAGAGGGCGCGCGGAAGATCAGCCGACACGACCAGCGATTACCGGGCCGTGAGTACGTCCGCGTGGAGCCGGAGAGGGCCGAGGAAAAAACCGCCGTGTTGTCGATCAGCGACCACTCGACATCCGAGGCGACCAGATCGGGAGGCAATACGTAGTCGGTCATCGTCCCACCCCATAGCGCCGGTCAAGTTCTTCAAAGATGCGGC